AAAAAAACGACACTAACCAATCTTGATATTGCTCACGAACGACTGCGCATGCAGCTGCACTTGGCCAATGAGCTGGGTTATTTCGGATTTAGTGGCGGTAAAGCGCGGCCAACTGGACGGCGTAGTCTCGATTCTCGGCCACGCCAAAAGAACCAACTCACTCCAATACCTCTTAGATCAAATACTGGAAAAGAACCGTGAATTATATCGTGCGCTACCAGAAAGTTATCGACAATTACACGACGCACCAGCTAATGGCTTACGATGGCAACGGCAACTCAGTCGCTCAGGAGTTGTGCGAGCTGCCTGATGGCTACACTTATGTATCTGTACAAGATGGTGTGACGTTGCCGGCACAGTCTGACCGCATCACTATTGAGTCCGTCACGCTGACGCCAGATCTTCGCGAAGAGATTAAGGATGCTAGCCCACACGTGCAGCTGATAAGGCAGCGCGTGGTTGATCGGATTCGCGAAAAGTATACGCAGGATGATGAATTTAAGCTGACGCGGTTAGCCATTTCTGGGTCGCTAATGGGCCGCTCAACACTAAGTGATTCTGAGGTATCTGAGCTTACAGCGTTTGAGGATCATGTATCTGCAGCGGTAGCTTGGGGCGCTGAGCAGAAAGCTACACTAGGTCTAACCTAATTTATATATGGAGTATTTCTAATGCCCGGTAATTTAAAGTCGTATAAAGAATTGATTGCAGATCTTGATAGTGATTCATCAAGAGGACGGCGAAGACAACTGCTGCTTGATTTCATGCAGAGCACAGCTAAAACGGGTGGCACATTCTTCATCAATGGGGGAGTATCGCCAGATGATGATTTTACTCTTCAGCCTGGTTGGAATCGTTTGGATATTGGGGGCCGGGCGGTTGACACTCAAGGAGTCATGGATGGTACTACAGACGCTGCTGATCCTGGTTGCTGGTTTCAGGTGCGACCTGCAGGTGAAGGAGACTACAGCTTTTCCACATCCTTGCGCTTGAGAGTTTCGCTGGCTGGAGAATACGAATACCGCGTTGCTTATGTGGAGGTAGATGGAACGGTGAAGAATACGCCGTTTCACGACGCGGTGACACTAGATGCAGGAGAGGGTGGACTGCTGGTTATTGCTTCTGGATTACGAAAAGACCTGTTGAGAGGCGAGCGGTTACAAGCGGAGTTACGAGGACCAAATGGTTCAGTCATTACGCCGTTGTTTTGGACGTTTGGCGCGTATCGGTAAGGTCTCCACTTTGGACATCGGGTAGCGATTGGACATCGACAATGGCAGAGATGACACGCGCAGCACTGCGGACCGATTTGCAAGGGATGCTAATGGATTCCTATGAGCGCTTCGCGGATCCCGACATCGACCGGCAGCTGGATACCGCTGCCGCAGACCTCTCCCGCGTCAAACCGCTGATCCTCCCCGCGACCCTGGCGCTAGTCGCCGACGAGTCGTTCTACGCCGCGCCGGCGGATCTGCTCAACCCCGTCTCGCTGGACTGGGGCATGCCGGAACTTGCCTGCCGCAATCCCTGGGATACGGACTACCCGGGTCGCCTGCCGCGGATCTCCGCGTTGACCGTCTCCGGAGCCCGCCAGCTGATGCTCGCGCCGCCGCCGACGCAAAGGCAGATCGATATCTGCGGCAGCGCCGCCGCTTACCGCTACTCCGCCGCCTACCGCATCAGCCTTGATGCCGCCGATACCAATGTGCCGGAAACGGCTCGCCACCTGCTGCTGATCCGTGCGTTGGCCGAGGCGATGCAGGATCTCGCCAGCCGCGGCGTGGCCAAGCCGGTAACGCTCGGCGGCAAGGCCGGCTTGTCCGTGCCGAAGAACGGAGCGCCATCCCATCTGGCCGACGAACTGCTGAAGCGTTTCGAGGCGATGGCCGCATGAGCACGCTCAACCTCACCATCGACGCCAAGCGGCTGCAACAGGCCATCAGCGACAGCCCGAAAGTGCTGAGCAAGCACATGCGCCTGGCCATCTTGCGCAGTGTGAAGGAGATGGCGCGCGCCGCCAGGCGAAAAGCACCGAAGGTCGAAAGCATTCTCACCAATAGCATCCACCACCGAATGGTGGACGACCTCACCGGTTTGGTGCTGGTCGGTGCCGACTACGGGCAGATGGTCGAGGAGGGCACCGGCCCAGGCGGCACCCCGCCGACGCAGGATCTAATCGACTGGCTGCGCGTCAAGCGTATCGAGCCCAACGACCCGGAGATGAGCCTCGAGGACCTGGCTTACGTGATCGCCCGCTCCATCGCCATCAACGGCACCCCGAAACAGCCCTACCTGCAGCCCGCGTTCGACAGCGGCAAGGCGCGCGTGCAGCAGCGCATCGACCGGGCACTCGGCGCAGCAGTCAGGGAGATGAACGCATGAGCATGCTGCCGCAAACCCTGGAGCGCATCGACGACAAGCTGGCGGCATTTGAGACCGCGCTGCGCGCTGTCGTGCCATCCACGCGCCTGGTCGGCCCTGGCCTCGTGCCGTTCACAGACCGCACCAGCGAAGAGCTGCTCGATGGCGTCTGGAACGTGGTGCCAGCCGTGGAAGGCGACTACCACAACGGCCGCGGCATGGCGGCGCGGGAAGGCACGCTGCAGATCAACCTGGTCGGCCACGTCATGGTCGACGAGATTCTGGACCCCGGCGATCTGCAGCAAGCGGAGATAGAGATGGCTGAAGAGGTCAAGGCCTTCGTCCGCACCGGCGCGGTGGCGGGCATGACCATGACGCTGGAGCGCATCGAGCTCTCCAGATTGTTGGAACACCCCTACGGCTGGGTGGTTGCATTCATCGATCTGCAGCCACCTGGCGCAAACACGCACTGACGAGGAACGAACAATGGCTGAACAATTCGATACGATCTACTGGCGCGGACAGGGGCCTGCCTTCCTCGCCGAACGCGATGCAAGCGGCAATCCGCTGGGATTGGAGTTTGTGGGCGATATCGACACCATCGAGGGGTCGGCCAATATCTCCACGACGAAGGTCAAGGAGAACGTCTCCGGCCAGCGCCTGACTGCTGCGGTGTTCAACACCGATTCCGAGTACCCCATCACCATTAATTTCAAGTCGGCCAAACCTAAGCACCTGGCCCGGGCGCTGCAGGCGGACCTGACCGTCAAGACCGCCGGCAGCGTCACCGATGAGGCAGTGACCGGCCACCACGACAAGTTTCTGAAGCTGGCGCACGTCAAGTGCAGCAATCTGGTGTTGACCAACGATGCCGGCGCGATTACCTACGTGGCCGATACGGACTACGTGTTCTACGGCGACGAGGGGATGGTTGAGATTCTCTCCACCGGCTCGATCACCGACGGCCAGGCGCTGCTGGCGGACTACGACTACGCCGCTCAGAAACACATCAGCGCCAATCCCGGCAACAAGGACTACATGCTGGTATTCCCGGGTATCAACACCGCCAACAGCGACAAGCGCGGCCGCTGCACTATCTTCAAACTGAAAATTGATCCCGCGTTTCTCAGCCTGATCCAGCAAGACACCGAAGGCGCACTCTCGGTCAACGCCGAGATGCAGGCCGACACGCTGCGTGCCTCCGGCAACCAGCTCTATCAGTGGGAGTATGAGGACTGATGAGCGAAGCGCTCGACATCCTGCTGCCGGACAAAACGCTGGAGATCGACGGCGAGCGGATCACCGTGCGCGAGTACGGTTTCCTCCAGGGTTTGGAGATTGCCGACTTCGCCTGGCCGCTGATTGATGAACTGCGCCTGCTGTTCCTCGATCTGCAGCCGGGCGAAGAGCTGCCGCTCACCGCGCTGGCCGCGACCTTCGGCCGGCACCGGGAGATTTTCATCCGCCTGCTGAGTCTGTCGACCGACAGGCCCGCAGCCTGGGTGGCCGGGCTGGGCGATGAATCCGGTCAACGGCTCTATCTCACCTGGTGGACGGTGAACGCCCATTTTTTCGTCCGCCGCCTGGTGCAGGAGGGCGCGGGGCGCCAGGCGATGCAGAAGGTGAGCGATCCGTCGACTGGGGAGAGTGTTTCGCGCGGCTGATCCGTCACGGCCACCGCCGGGACGACCTGCCGCGTTACACCCGCCGGCAGTTGCAGCTTTACCACCGCGAGGCAGAGCGCGCCGAGCTCGCGACAAGATTCGATTTCTCCGGGTTTCTGAGCCCCACCGAGTAGCCACGAGATGCCGCAAAGCGATAAAGAATTCCTGATCCGGGTCAAGGCCGATATCGAAAAGGCCGTGGCCGATATGCGCAATCTCTCCAGCGAGATTGGCACCACCGCAAAGGAGTCCGGCAAGGCGGCCCGCAGCACGCGGGAACTCGGTTTGTCGATGGATGGCTTAGTGCGTGCCGCCTCGGCCTACCTGAGCATCGCCACCGTCATCAAAACACTCAAGATGGCAGACGAGTGGAAATCCCTCGAAAACCGTATCGCGGCAGCGACCAAAGAGACGGGCGACTACGCTCAGGTTTCGGAGTCGCTCTACGAGATCACCCGGCGCAACGGTACGGCCATGGCCGATACCGTCGCGACTTTTCAGCGCCTTTCGTTGGCCCGTGCTGAGTTAGGCGCCACAAACGCTGATATTCTCAAAGTGACCAACGCCGTGCAGCAGCTCGGCGTCATGTCCGGCAGCAGTTCGTCCGCAATGCAGGCGGGCATGTTGCAGTTTTCCCAGGCAATGTCTTCCGGTGTGGTGCGCGCCGAAGAGCTCAATAGCATTCTGGAGAACATGCCGGCGGTCGCGAACCGCATCGCGCAGGGCATGGGTCTGACCACCGGCGAGCTGCGCGGTGCCGTGCTCGAGGGCAAGGTGCTCTCCCGGCAGGTGTTCGACGCGCTGCTCGGACAGACGGATGAGATCGCCGCCGAGATGGCGGGCATGCCGGTTAGTCTGGAGCGGGCTTGGAATACGGCCACCACGTCGCTGAGTCGGTTTATCAGCAAACTGGACGACATTACCGGCGTGACCAATTTCATCACCCTGTCGCTGCAGGGTTGGGCGGGTATTCTCGACGCTGCTATCGATTCGGAAATCGATTTGGCGAACAAGCAGCGCGAGCGGCTACAGATTCTAACCCGGATCAGACAGCTCGAAAGCTACCTTGAGGATTTCACCGGCCCTCAGCGAGTCTATGACGCGATGGCAGACGCTCTTGCAAATCTGCGGAAAGAACTGCAACAGGTTGACGAGCAGTTGCGTGCCGCAAATAAACAGACAATCGATCCGGGGAGCAGCAAACCAGGCGCCGGATCCGGCAAGGGCGGTACGAGTGAGCCCGCCATCCTCTCTCAGAAGGAACTCGATAAGCAGATCAAGACCACCAACAAATCCATCGAGGAGCAGACCCGCCTGTTCGAGCAGCAGGCCCGGTCGGTCGAGGCAGCGCAGAACAAGGTTAAAGAGGTCCAGGGCGGCTTCGATGCGGCGCGCAAAGCGATCCGTAGCGATGGCGAAGAGAAGAAGCCGGACATCATCAGCGTCTCCAACGATCTGCTCAACGCCGAGGGCAAGGCCGCTGCGGGCGATTACGACGAAGCGATCAAGGCCGCCAATGCGGCCAAGGACGTGATCGTGAAGATGGGCGAGGAGGGGCAGTACGCCAAGATCGTGCTTGACGGCCTGCTCGATCAGGCGGAGCAGATCGGCGTTGGTGCCGCAAAAAGTGTGGAGGGCGAGCAGCAGTCCGCGCTCGACAAGATCAAGACCGAGATGAGCGACCTGCTGGCCAAGGCCGAGGAGCTGAAGGCGATGAAAGTGGGTTTCGATGCTGACGGCGCGCTCACTGAAGCCGCCACGCTGCGCGCCCAGATTCAGGAGCAGTTCAACGCCAACCCGCTGACAGTGCCGGTGACCACGACGCAGCTGGGCGCCCCGATCGGCGCCCCCACCGGTGCCGGTGCCGCGAAGGCCGCGGCCGCCGCGCCGGTCTCCGGCCAGGCGGAGATCTCCTCCCCGGACGGTCAACGGGTGGTCCGCTACAAGGTCGAGGTGGATGCCGCAGACGCGGCCCAGCAGATGGCGTCCGTGAGCAAGGCGTTGCAGGATGCGGCCACCCCGGTCGTGCAACCGGTGCATGTCTCCACGCAGGGCGGGGTGACCACATTCTCCGACAGCCCGAATGCCGATTTCAGCGGCCCCAGTGACCAGGTTTCGCAGTGGCTGGCGGATGAAGTGATGCAGTTCGGAGGCAAATGATGAGCGACATCAGGTTTGCAGAGTTGGGTGGGGTGCGTATCCCCGTGCTGGCGCTGGTCCCGAGATCGCGGCAGACGTTCGAGTCGGACGAACGCCGGCAACTCAACCTGATGGGAGATGGCAGCGTGCGGCCGCAGACGCTGGCCGGCACGATCGGCAAGTTGCGCACCACGCTCTCCGGAGAGGGGCCCCTGCCGCCCGGACTGGACGGTTTGGACTATACCGGACCGCTGCTGCTGAAAAGCGCCGCGCAGCGCGATATCGTCAGCGCCTCCAACGTCATCACCATCCCCGCAGCCAGGCGCAGCGACAGTGGGTATCTGCCGTTCGGTCGCGCCTACGTGGACACGCCGCGCGTCGATACGCCCGTATCAACACCGGTCGCGATGGCCGGCGATGACGCAACGCTGGCGGTGGTGCCGGGCGCAACCCGCTACCAGGTCCTCTGGTATCCGGAGTTCAGCGTGGTATCCCTCAACGGCCTGGAAAAGGATGAGGATCTGGTCGGCGCGGTTGTCCGCTGGCGGATCCAGTTGAGGCAGGCGTAGACGATCTCCGTCGAGCCGACACAGAGAGGATCAACGAGACATGGCCAAATACGCAAGCAGGGTGCAGGAAACCACGACCACCACCGGCACCGGATCACTGACACTCGCCGCCGCCACGGCTGGCCATCGCAGGCTGTCGGATGTGTTCAGCGTGGGCGACTACGTGCGCTATTTTGTCGCCGATGCAGACGGCGTGACCTGGGAGAGCGGCTACGGCAAACTCGGCGCCGGCAACACGCTGGACCGGGATTTCGTGATGGAGTCATCCGTCGGCACCACGCTGGCGTCGCTGACCACCGGCACCCATACGGTGACGATTGGCGCCCATCCCGACATGGCGAAAACCGCCGGTTATCTCACGCGGCCATCACTATCGTCGATTCCGAATGACGTATTCACAACCGTCCCGATCGTGGGGCAGAGCGGCGGCAGCACCGGCTACGATACGCACAACGTCATCCCCGACGTCGGCGGCTATACGGATCTGCCGATCCCGCTCTGGGTGGATAAAATCCGGGTGCACTGCCACCTCGAGATTGCGGAGCATGGTGGCGCCGGCCAGCGTGCGCTGATGCTGCGATTCATGGACGACGGCTGGCCGACGGGCGGCATGCCCGGTTTGTGGATCCCCGGCCTGACCGACGTGACCAATACCCACCAGGCGCTGGAGATACTCTCGCCACCGATCCCGGTCCCGAACAATGGCACCCGGGGATGCAAACTCGCTGTCTATCAAAACAGCGGTGTGGCGTTGGATCTGGGCGGATACCAGTTTGTGCATGTGGAGTTCGTTGAGTGAGTTTCGACCAGGTATTCGGCGGCGCTGCATTCGGTGGGCAGGCGGCCGGAGGCGGCAGCGGAGATATCACGCTGCAGGCGACCCTCGAGCAGATCGTACTGACGGAGGATATCCACCTCTCCGCAATCATCGAGCAACGGATGATTCGCACCGCTACGTTGCAGGCGACCCTCGAGCAGCAGATGATCTACCCGCAACAGACGCTGCAGGCGATCCTCGAGCAGCGCATGATCGACAGCCTGACCATCCAGGCGACCCTCGAGCAGCAGATGTACAGCGCGCCGACCGGGATATGGGCACCCAGGGTCATCATCGACGGCGTGGACTACTCCGACCGCGTGACCGGGGAGATCACGATCACGCGCGCTGAAAACGCCTCGGCAATCGCCACCGTGACCATCGAGCCGACGACCGGGGTGCTCGACCTGCTCGGATTCGTCGCCAAGCCGATCCACATTGAGTACCGCGACGGAGCGTCGGAAAACTGGCGTGTGAGACGGTACACCGGAGAGATCGCCAAGCCGGAGTACCAGCAGGGCGCGGGACTGGTGCGTCTCAACTGCACCACCGACCTGCAGGGCGCGCTAGAGGGTGCGCCGCGCGAGCAGATCGACGTGCTGATCGAAAATGGCCTCTGGTCGGCCGATGTTTTCGACGATGATGGAGATGGCTGGCAGTACGCGCAGGACCGGCTCTCCACGGTGCCGGGATTTATATGGCACGATCACAATCGATCGATCCGTTTCGATCTGTGGGCGGCGGCATCCACTGCAGACATCACCTACACCGACAGCGACATCATGGACGGCGGAGAGATATCGGTCGCCTATGCCTCAAAGCGGGACATGATCAAGCGGGTGCTGATCGAGTTCGAATACGAGTTTTTCAACAAGCGCACCCGGCAGCATCACTGCTCATTCCAGTATGCCGGCCAGTTTTGCGACTACCTCGTCAAAGGCTTCAAGATGCCAACAAAGGCAATGGTGCGATCGGCGGCCGTTGCCACCGGCTGGCAACTCGACGGTATCAGCTACACCGACATACCGCCCAGTGACTACTACACCTGCTCGAACACCTACAGCGGCGCTTACAAGATCGGATTTCTCCGCACCTCTCAATCCGACAGTGAGTGCATGGGCGCGCATTTCGACGTCAGCAAGAAATTTACGCAGCGGGTACGCGAAAACTGGGTTTTCGATGTGCGCAGCGAGGATGACGACGACACCGCAAACCGCTACGCGGTGCGGGAGAGCTACGGCGTCAGATCCGAGTGGGATCCGAGCGAGTGGGACGACAAGGTCACGAACGTCGGTCTCTCGTCCGGAGAACAGAACGACCCCCCCGCGGGCGGCCTGCACCCGGGTGGATCGGGCGACTACAGCGAGGAGGCCGACCCGGATCGTCGTACCGAGATGATGAGCGCGCAGCAGACCGTGCTGGCCAAAGCGCAGGCGGAGGTCCTGAAAACCCATCGGGAGACTCAGGTGACGTTTGCCGTGGAGATGGACCCGGCCATCGACCTGTCGAAAACCGTTCAGATCTCCACGCCGACGGTGTCCGCGAAGGGCCGCATCACCGAAATCCGCGAGTCGTTGAACATATCCACCGGCCGAGCATCGAGCCAGATCACACTGGCGATATCCCGTAAATCCGGGTCTGGCGTTGCACAGGGCGACCCGATCCAGGCCATCGACCGGCCGACACCGACCGAGGAGACGCCCTACGAACGCTCGATCCGCCTGGGGTTCCGCATCGGCGGCGCAACCGGAACCGCATCCATCGGCGGATCGGAGGCCGGAGGCCTGCAGGGCGCCAGCGCCAACGATGACGAATTCAACGGCTACAGCACCAACTACCAGCGCGGCGTGGACCCGAACGACAACACCGCCGCTTTTTACAGCAACCGGATGACCGTGATCCTCCCGGAGATCGAGCAGGCGGCAGTCGATGCCGTCACCCTCCAGGCCGAGGAGGTGTTGCGCGTCGATGTCCCCGAAGATCCGCTCACACTCAATAGGTAACGTTATGGCGTTCGCACTCTATACCGACGCATCACTCACGCAGCAACTCTCCGGAAACGTGATATTCGTCGAGCACATCGATCACTCACTGCTGCCTGCAGATATCGTGCTCTATGTCGGCTCGACCGAGGCCGGTAAGAAGCTGCAGGCGGCCTCCGATCCGGGCGTCGATCAGATCGTCGTCACGCTGGCCGACAGCGCTCCTGGCGCAGGCCACGAAACCACCGAGATCAAGCTCGCCACCACCCAGGCTGGCCTGGATACTGCTGTGGCCGGTGATCCACTGAACCTGGGGCTGGAAATCCTCTCTGGAACAGCCAACGCCGCGCAAATCTGGATCCGTTCGCGCGACGCCACCGGGCAGCAGGGCAACTCGACAGAGTTGTCGATCTCCTCCAACGCGCTGCACGAATACGACCAGTAACATGGGCAAACTGCGCGACGACCTGCTCAAGATTCTGCCTGCCGGCAAGCGCGGCACGGGGAGCCTGCCGGCAGTACAGCGGCGCGATGCGATCCCCGCGGCGAGGGGGGATGCAGACTACCAGACCTCAACAGCCGATGGCGGCGGCATCGTCTCGCCGCTCACGGAGGAGCCCGACAAGCGCAAGTTTTACGCGACCGAGCAGACATGGACCGACCCGACAGGCGTTTTCGTGATCGTCTACTCCAACCTGATGCAGACCACAGTCAAGGACGCCGAAAACACCGAGCATGACATCATTCTGACAGACGAATGAGCGCGATCCCTAAATGGCAGTTCAAGAAATTGCGCGTCATGGGCCTGCCGTATCACGGCAAGGTCAAGGGCGGACAGGTCACGCTCGACAGTAATCAGGCCGTGCGAAGCTATCCGCAGATCGGCGCGTCGAATCTGCTGCTCGAGGCCGTGGGGTCGCTGCCGGACAGATCGGGCAATCCGATCGATCAGGCCGAAGGGTGGGATTGGCGAGATCGGCTGTTGCTACAGATATCCGACAGCCCGACCGGCAAGCCGGCTGGCATCCACAGTTCCGATTTTCTTTACATCGACCCCAGCAAGCGCACCTGGCTGATGACGATCTCAATCGAGACGGCCGGCATTGGGTATCGGCTCAGCGTCATCCTCAAGCAGCGCTGGGGCGTTATCAGCGACAAGCCGCATACGGTTTTTAACACCACGATTTTCACCAGTTCGAATATCGACCTCTCGCAGTATTCGTCCTCTCTCGGTCTGCAGTCAGTCGGCAGTCTCGATTTTGTCAGCCAGAACCCGCGAGGCGACACGGTGCTGGTCGGTATCGGGGGGGGTTATCAATCGCCCGTGAGCATGTCCGCGCTGGCGTCGATTGCGGAGGTGAACATCACGGGTTCGATCAGCCCAGCCACCGGACTCGGCGCCCAGGCGACAATGAGCCAATGGCGGACGGCAGATCAACTGGTCGAGGAGCCCCGGCTCGAAGAGGTCAATGCGCCGATCAAGATGATCAAGCGCAAGGAGACAACTACAGTAACTTGCTCAGGAGTGCCAGGAACAGGCACCGTTGTTTACACCGAAACGCTGGAGTATCTCGGGGTGGTACCAGACCAGAGCGATCCGCTCGGTTTCTACTATCAGGATGACCCGGAATACTCGGCTGATATCCAGCGGACGGCGATCCATGCGTTTTATAACGAGGATGGAGCTCCCTCTCTGGTGGAGATCGAATCCACGGACAAACACGCCCTGGATATTTCATTCGCATGGGCGGATGACCTCACGAACGAGTGCGAATACGATGTCACGGCATCGACGCCGCTCCCGCATTGGTTGCGAACATCCGCAACATCGCTGCGTACCGTAACCCTCGACGAGACAATAACAGTCGGCAACGAACAGAGTATCCGGCTGATCATCGGGGGTGCCGAGAAAGAGTCGGTCAAACTGTCGGAGACGCATACCGATATACACAGTTACAGCGCCACCGAGATTGATCAGCACATCTCCTGCTTTAACACCGGGCAACATCCCTGCGCGAACTCGTACTATGAGGCGTATGGGTTCATTTCAGGAGCGCCACTCGCCCCGAACGTAGGCCAGAGTTCGCACTTCACGGTCACCAGTAACGGCGGCACGATCTACGATAGCGACGAGGATCCGGCTTTCTACGGATCGCTGAATATCGTTCCTGGCTTCAGACAGTTGAGCAACAGAGTGTTTGGGCTGGTGATCCAGCAGCTCGTTGCCGACCACATAGGGACAGGCAAGTGGTTCGGCGCGCATACCGACACCGACGGGATATCAGGGCAGGCACAGGAGTTCGCCGTTTACAATCCGTATGACATGACCGTGAGCGGAGACGACCAGTATTTCGGATTTGTCTGAATTGTGGATTGCGCTGATTTGCGGGTAGGATGTATAGCAGTCAACGGAGGACTCCCCATGCAGAAGCTCATTCTGGTTGTTCTGATCTGTCTCATTTCCCTGCCGGTATCCGCCGAGAAAATCCGCATGTGGCGCGATGCAAATGGCAAGCTCCATTTTGGCGACGCGCCGCCGAGCTGGTCCGGCTCCAAAGGGGTCGCGGTCACCCCACAGAACAACATGGGCACATACGGCGGCGGTGATGTCGTTGAGCAGGCGGATCGTGTGCGCGAACAGTGGCGGGAACGCCGGTCAGCGCCGACCGTCCAGGAGGGGCTCACCTACGAGGAGCGGGTCAGGCAGCGCACCCTGGAGATGGAGAAGCGGGAGATCCGCGACCGGATGAAGAACAAGAATCCCTCGTTCGGCGACAGCTGGGCCGACAGCGAGGAGCTGCGCGGCGTCAACCGGCAACTGCGCGACCTGGAGCGCCGCCGCACCGCGACCCGCTACGACGTCGAGGGCAACAGCCACGAAGACCAGCGGGAACTGCGCAAGCTGGAGATGGAGAAGCGGGAGATCCGGGAGTCGCGGAAGAACAAGCGCCTGTCGATCGGCGAGGGCTTCCGCTACGACGACGAGATGTACGACATCAACCAGCGCATCCGCGACATCGAAAACCGCGACTAGCCGCTGATCACCCGCACCAGTTCCAACGCCTGGCGCTGTTTCTCGTCGTCCAGGCTTCGGAACAGCGCGAGCAGTTCACGTTCTTTGTTCGCGTCAATCGAGTTGGAATCCTCCCCTGCGATATCTTGTACGTGTGACGTTGGCGGATCGATCGATTCGCCGCGGTGCAGCCATCTGAAAATATCCTGGTTGCCGGTTTTCCCTCCCACCAGATCGTTGAATTCAACCGAGTTGAGAGGCAGTACGAAAGCCAGGTGTTGACCGACATCAGTCAGCAATGACGTGCTTTTTTCGATACCGGCAATGACACGCACCCCGCCGAATGCCACAGACTTCTCACCAGGGTACTGCTTCACCACGCTGTAGGTGATGATGGCCGCCCGCCGGCCGTTGTTGGTGGCGTAGTAAACATCCGCATCCGAATGGTAGGCGAGGGTGTCGGTAATTTCCTGTCTAGCCTCCGCCTGGTCGACCGGGTGAATGACCTGAAACGGCGGGCCTTCTCCCGCGATGAGCCAGTCCAGATTGATGCGCTCTGGCTCAATCAACATGGCCAACGTTTCCGGCTTTGGCAGCTTGTCTTTCTTCATAGCGGAAATTGCATTTCGCGGGATGTTGAGCTCCTCCTCCAGCGAGTGCGCTTTGCGCCCAGCCAAGACCAACTCAAATCGTTCTGAGATATTCATGCGCGAAAAAATTCATAAAAGCGTGAAAAATACGCTTGACGATTAAGATAAACGTGCATAAACTGGACCCGTATTCACAAAAACATGAATATGATTAACGCAAGATTTTTAATTATGGAGATCACCATGGATAACGTCCAGAAGCAGCACGGTACTGCGAGAGCCAAGTCCGTTTCCATCGACCCCGTGCTCCATCGAGAACTGAAGATCTACACGGTTCATCGTGGACAAAGCATCTCTTCGTTCGCGGAAGATGCGATCCGGGAAAAGATGACCAATGAAGTCTTGGAGCAGGAGAGCGCGGCATGAAATCGATTATCGAACTGCAACGCGCGCTGCTGGCCGACGACGCCGACGGCGTGAAAGCCTTCATCGACAACGCCGACCGCCACTCCGGCAACGAGGCGATGCTCGCCGCCAGCAAGGCGCTGGGCTTTAAAGTCGCGTATCTGAACGGATGGTTGGTCACAACCGGGGCGGAGATCGGTGCTCTGATGGGGCACACCTCCGACTCTGCGATAAGAAAACTGAGGAGAAAGTACCCCGTGGTCACCGTTTCCGGGGGGGGTTCGTTACCGGAATTCACGAAGGTCAAGGAAATATTCTGTCTCGATCCCAGTGATGGCCGCACCGTTTTCCACTGGTGGGACTCAATTTTGATCGCAGGGGCCCGAGGTAAAACCCCCGAAGCCGACCGTGTGCTGCTGTATCTGCTCGACTGCGAGCGCGCACTGCGCCTGCTCAGCAACAAGGACGTCCGCGACAGCGAGACGCTGAACATCCGCCGCATCACTGAGCTTGGCAAGGCCGTCGATCGTATCCGCCAGGCGCCTGATGATCCTTTGCGCGATCTATACGTCGAGCAGGTGGAGTCTGCGTTCGGAATTCGGATCCCCAAAACAGGCCAGGACCGACTCGACCTTGTATAAGAAGTGGCCCCGGAGGGTGCGGCAACACCCCCGGGGCCGGTGAGGCAGCGGCTTGGCTTGGGCACCTTCACTCGCACACCTCGCGTATCAGGATAGTGGATCTCTCCCCATACGCGCAAAGCCTAGCCCGCTGCCCCTGAGCAAACAACGTGAAGGGGACGCAGCATGTCACGTCAATCTATTCCGGATCATTGGACCCCGGTCCAGCGCGCGGCCTGGCGCACCGTGCACGAGTTTCGCCGCGGCGCTCAATCCGGCGCCAACGCCATCGGCCCGCTGGTCGGCAAGGCACCCGGCACGATCTCGAATGAGGTCAACCCGGATGTACCCAGCCACAAGCTGGGGCTGGATGATGCGGTGGCGCTGCAGCACGCCACCGCGGACTATCGCATTCTCGGGGCGATGGCCTCGAGCCTGCATCACATCGCCATGCCGCTGCCGGACTACGCGCCCTGCTCGGACGTGGAACTGCTGATCAAGTTCTCCGAGTGGCAGGCCCGCATGGGCCGCACCTGCGAGCACATCCACGACGCCCTTGCCGACAGCAAGATCACCCAGGCAGAAGCGGACCGCGTCCGCCGCGCCGGCCACCACCAGATGCGCGCGTTTTTCGAGTTCCTGCACCGGCTGGAGACGCTGGTGGAGGAGGGCGAGTCATGAGCACCGAGATTCCCGACTTTCTGAAAAAGCACGGCATCAAGAAAGTGACCGACAACGTGCCGGAGGGGCACCAGGTGCGCGCACCGCATCGGGTTTTCAGTCTGTTTTTCTCACAGGAGCTTCAGAAACATCTGACGCGCCCGGGCTCATCGGATGAGCCTGTGCGCCGAGCCAAATAGGGAGGATCCCACGATGATCGTAAGGCTGTTGAGTGCTGGCGACTATTTCCCGAGGGACGAGTATCAGCGTCACTGGCTGGAGCCCGGCCGGCCGCTCGATATCGGTGGCGGGGCGCTTTGCCAACTGCTGCTGCACAACCGTGACGGTGAGCAGGAGGCGGTGATCGAGTTACTGGCTCTGGATGGCCGGCGGTTCGAGTCCCTGCTGACTGCGGGAGACGTTGACGCCCGGCCATTTTCCAAGGTGTTCATCATCCCCCGCGCCGCCGAGCTGGATGCAGATTGGCAGACGACCCGCGCGATGCTGGAGTTCGTGACGCTGGATAAGCGTCTGCCGCTGGAGGTGACCCCATGCGCTGGTTGAGGCGACAGATCTGCCGCTGGTTGCGGATCACGCGCGCCGATCTGCCGATAGCGACCGCGCAGGAGGTGGCTCAGGTGCTCGGTGACGATATGCCCATTTTTCTCCGCCGCCAGGCGGACTGACAGGAGGGAGCCATGCCGGTATTCAGACGCTATTTCACCGTGGAGGAGGAGCGCCAGCTGTTCCGTGCGATCGGGCAGCTCGCCGACATCCACGCCCGGCGCGATCTGGCCTGGATGCGCCTGCTGCGCCAGACGGGGATCCGCGTGCAGACGTTGGCGGGATTGAATGTGTGCGACGCGAAGGAGGCGATCCGCACCCACTATCTGGTGCTGCGCCCGGAGATCACCAAGCGCAAGCGCGGCGGCAAGGTGTTCGTCACCCAGCACGCGCGCCGCGCGCTGAAAACGCTGCTGCAGATCCGCCGCGAGATGGGTTATCCGGAAGCGCCGGACGAGCCGTTGATCGTCTCGCGCAAGCACCAGCGCATGAGCATCCGCAGCTATCAGGAGCGCGTGCGCCACTGGTGCCGTGCTGCCGGGTTGAACGCAAAGGCCAGCCCGCACTGGTTTCGCCACACGTTGGCAAAGCGGCTGATGAAGCAGAGCACGGCCGACGACCCGCGCGGCGTGGTGCAGGGCGTGCTCAATCATGCCTCGATCTCCAGCACGGCGATCTACACCCAGCCGGACAAAGAAGAGATCGAGCAAGCGATGGAGGAGGTGAGCTGATGGCACTCACAAAAAAACAACTCATTGCGCTTTGTGATGCCCGGGCTGAGGCCGCTGCAGATGGGCTCAGGCGTTCCGGACGCCGTTGGAGCAGCGCGCGACCGTTCGCGGATACGCACGATGTGCGCACTATCGTTTCGCTGGCAGACGTCGGCTATCTCCGGTTCTGGGACAACGGCGATGTGGCGCATATCACCGACCGTGGTATCGAATATCTACAAGAGGAGGGGCTCTGATGAACTGGTTCAGCAAACTGATCTGCCGCTTCCGCGGCCACGAGTGGGGCGATGTGGTTTACGTCTCGCCGTCGATGCTCACCTACTGCCACCGCTGCGGCGAGGAGTTCATGGGCCGGACGGTCGACGACCTGGAGCCGATGACGGAAGCGGATTGGGATTTTATCGAGTCGCACGACAGCGTCTACGACTACGAATAGATACTGCGACCCGTCTGGCGCCGCGGGAGGTTTCGGCAACGCCAACCACACGACGGAAATAAGACCTTCAGGGGCGGTCTGCTAAACCGCGCACCGGGTGCTCCCGCACGGGTTTCCCCTCCTTCCCTGTGTTTCAAGCCCGGCCTTTTTCTTCGCTATGGAGTACGAATATGGACTTTGTGACTGTTTTTATCTGGGGCGCTTCGGTTGTCTCCTGGGTCTGCACCGGGAGCCTGGTGCTGGTCTGGATGTTCGCGATCTTCCCGGACGAGGTTGAGCGCACTTGTGGCCATACGCTCTTCGGTGGGCTTTTCTGTATCGCGCTCTGGCCGTGGTTTATTGCGGTGGTATTGACTCTGACGTGGTCCCGCCGCCGCGAGACTCGTCGTCGTTATGGCTAGACCGCGATGGGTTGACCTGTCGAAGATCATCGCGGCCAAGCGCCCGCAGGTGTGGGAGATGTTGCAGCGAGACTACCCACACCAGGCCGCCCTGGTGCGCGATCCATTCGTGCAGCAATGCCGCGAGCTGTTCAACGCAACCATCATCATCGAACTGCCGGCCGAGCTGGAAAAGCCCGGCCATCGGGACGTTCTGTCGTGAAATCTGGCGCACTTGGTAAGGGTGAGCCCCGTAGATTTCGACAGAGCGCGCGTGTTTTCAGGGGGTAGACGTGGCAAGTATTCAAGAACTCAAAGAACGGATCGACTGTCACGAACTGGCTGCCATGCTGGGGCTGGAACAACCGGGGGGGAGGGGCAACTATAAAAGCCCGCATCACGACGACAAGTCGCCCAGCCTCTCGATATTCGATGACGGCAAGGGGTTCAAGGACTACTCCGCCGAGGGTAAGCCCAACGCCGCCGGCAGCTGCATCGACCTGGTGATGTACGTCGAAGGCATCACAGAAACATCCGACGCGCTGCGCCGCCTGCACGAACTGTTCAACATCCCCCCAGACCCCCCGCCGAATTCCGGCCAGCCGAAAGAGAAACCGAGCACCGCCGAGTGGCTGGCGAACAAGTGCCTGTCCAATCTGGAGCCGGCCCGGCGCTATTTGATCGATGATCGCGGCCTTACCGAGACGGTGGTGGAGCGAGCCATCAAGCGCAAGGCGGTCGGATACAACGACTGGACGAGCGACAAGATTGCGCCTGGCCAGCCGATGCACGGCGGCCCTGCGGTGGCGTTCATCGTCCGCAGTCTGAACCCGGGCAAGGTGATGGCGGTCGATACCCGCTACCTGGATCCCGATCTGAACGGCGGGGTTAAGACGCAGGCGATCGGTGAGAAGAAGGGCACACCGTTTTTTACCGACCGCCGCGAGATCGAGCGGGCCCATACCGTCTATATCGTGGAGTCGCCGATCAATGCACTGACGGTCGAGTGTGCGGGGATCCCCGGTGCCGCCGCGCTGGCTACCCGTGGCCTCAGTAACGCCGACGATATCGACTGGCGCTTTCTGACCGGCAAGCGCGTGATCATCTGCATGGATAACGACAGGCCAGACGACAACGGGCACTGCCCCGGCCAGGCGGCCGCCTGGCGTCTGCACGAGCAGCTGCTGGCGCTGAACATCAGTGGGATGCTGGTCGACCAGCAGTTTTGGGACGACCGGAACTGGAACGATCTCAACGACATCATCCAGGAGGAAGGAGCCTCGGAAGTCGCAAAACGGCTGCGCCGGATCGAGCCGTGGATGATCCCAGGAATGCCGGGACAGCGGCGCGAAGAGGGTGATCTGATGATGCTGCCGCGCAGGCGCAGGGTCTATCTGCCGCCGCACGATTTTGCGCAGTATTGGCGCTTCCGCGTGAAGGACGATTTCACCACCTGGGTCAAGAAAGTCGACGAGGGCGACGACGGCAAGGATACGCTGCAGTTCTCGGATCTTTGCGGGTTTCGGGTGGCGGGCGTCTCCCGCGTCCGCATTGCCGGGGCCACCAGCGTGATGACGGGTACCAGGGACACTGCGCCGACTACGGTATTCTCGGTGTCCGTCCAGGTCCCTCGCCACGGCGCGGAACTGCAGCGCCGCGTGTTCGAGGATGAGGCGCTGCACAATATCGACCGCTGGAAGCGCTTCGGCCCGGTATTCGGCCCCGCTCAGTTTCTGCGCATGGTGTCGATCCTGGAGCGCAGCGCCCATCTGGGCGCGCGCGATGCGGTCAACTTCGTCGGGCTGGCCTGGCGTGATGGCCGGCCGGTCGTCAACGAGGGTCCGGATTGTTATTTCACCAACCCCAATCAGCAGTGCCCGTACCACAATCTGCAGTTTCCCTCTGGCCCGGTGAGCAATGCGGCGCGTGTGATCGAGGCGTATCAATCGACATTCCAGCAGAACGCCGCGCTGCAGCTGCTGGTCTGGAGCCTGGGCGGGCATCTGAAAGCGTTCCTCGGTTTCTGGCCGCACATGATGCTGCAGGCCGACAAGGGGGCGGGCAAGTCCACGCTGATCAAGCGGTTGGAACAGAGCATCGGCTTCACCATGTTCTCCGGCCAGTCGATCCAGACCGAGTTCCGCCTGCTGACGAGCATATCCAGCACATCGCACCCGGTCGGGTGGGAGGAACTCTCAGCCAGGCGGCAGGATGTGATCGACAAGGCCGTGGGCATGCTGCAGGAAAACTACCAGTACACGGTCACGCGCCGCGGATCTGACATGACCGAGTACGTGCTGGCCGCGCCGGTACTGCTGGCCGGCGAGGATGTGCCGGTGCAGTCGCTGCTGGGAAAGATCATCCGCAGCGACCTCTCCGGCCGCAAGGGCGCGCAACTGCCGGACGATCTACCGGTGTTTCCCGTGCTCGAGTGGCTGCAGTGGCTGGCACAAATGAACAAGCACCAGGTGCGCGAGCTCTACGCCACAGTGCGTCACTACGTGATGCAGCATGCCCGCGCCTCCGGAGACGATGATGGTGCCGTGCGCATGGCCGGCAACTACGCGGCGCTGATCACCGCCTGGCGGCTGCTGGCAGAGTTCGCCGGCGTCCACCGCGACCAGGGTCGATTCATCCCCGATGCGCTGGCCGCGATGAACGAGCACATCGCCGAGACATCCGGCGACCGTGAACCCTGGGTGTGGATCACCGAGCTCGCCCTTTCAGAGATCGACCGGAACGAATTCCGCTTCCCGTGGAAATACGACATGGTCGAGTCGGCCAGTGGCGCGGTGGTCGAGGAGAAGCTGTGCCTGCTGATCCGCCCGGGCCACGTCATGGATCACATCGCCCACACCCCCGCGCTGCGCGATCGCTGGAACGCGCTGCCGGTGAAATCCGCCCGCGTCTACAAGCGCCAACTGCGCCGCGACGGAGTGATCTACAACGACGAGGTAGAGCGCACCATCAACGGCCGCCGCTGGGGCCATATGGTCGCGCTCGACCTCGAGGTCCTGGCCCAGTACGGCCTGCACGCCAGCCCGAAAGAGACGGATGAGTTTGATGACGGAGAATGAAATGAGAAAAGTACCTGAAGAACAGCATCTGCCTTGCCCGTTTTGCGGCAGCAACGAATTGAGCTTGGTTTTGTGGGCAGACGACGACGGTGAATTCGACGCGCTGGAATGCGACCACTGCAAAGCAGCGGCCCCGCTACCAACGTGGGACGATCGGGCGACAGACAAGGCAGTGACGGCGAAACGCACGGAACTTTTCATGGACGACCTTTCCGGCGCAGAACTGTCTGCGGGATTTTGACCGCCTAACGACTAGCTCAGCGAGCGAGCGTAGCGAGTCCGCTGGAGTGTATTGTTATGTGCGATTTTTTTTGAAATAAGGCTTGACTCTATTCTGATATTCGGCTAGACTATATTCAACGGTAAGGGAAAGGCCCAAGCCGAAATCAGGAGACAGCAAAATGACCACCTACGAAGTAAGCGCAAACGGCACGGTTTTCGGCACCTACGAAGCAGAAAGCGAGCAATCGGCCCGTGATCTCTGCGCACAGGACGCAGGATACGAATCAGAGGCGGACATGGTGCGACGCCTTGAGCAGGACAGCGAGCTTGTCGCGGTCGAAGTGGAATGAGCCGCGGCGGAAAACGCGAGGGGGCCGGAAGACCCCCTATTGACCCGCAGATGGTCAAGGTGCCGGTAGGGTACAAGCTGCCTCAATGGCTGGTGGACTGGATACGGGAGCAGGACGAGCCCGCCGCGCAGATGATTGAAGAAGCGCTGACGAAGCGGCATAAGCTGAAGCCGCCACCGAGCACATAACGACTACATAAGCAGCGCCGCTTTTTGGCGTCTGCTTTATGTGCTGGTTAGGTGCCAAATCTGGTTCAATGAACCAGAATTATGAGGACATATAATGTTTATACCAACATGGTTGATTTGGGCCATTGGAATCATTGCTGTACTGATCGTTGCCAATGTGGTTGGAAAAAGCAGAGGTGATTATGATTTTGTATCACCTTTATTGGGCCTTGGCGTGATCCTTGTAGCGATAGCTTTTGGCGTCGGATATTTGATAGGCACCTAACGATTGAAGTGTGCGGCGGGAGCGAAGCGAACGTCCACACGACTGACTTGTTATGTTTTTTATTTAGGAGATAGACGTGAAACCAGCAGTAATTGACAGAACGCAAGGTGAGTGGATTGACGTGCATGATGTTGACATCCCTCGCGATGATAACGGCTATCCGTTTTGGGTGACGGTAGAGGATGAAAATGGAATGCGACGCCGCGAACTTGTTGCGATGACAGCGCACGACGGATTGTGCTTTACGACAAACGTGTATGGCGATTCTTTTTTGGACACAGTGACCGAAAAAGTAACCCACTGGATGCCGTTGAATATTCCGCTGTACCCGGCGAGTTTTAAGTAAACATAACGACCATGCTCAGGTGCGCAGTAGGGCGCACAGAAGAGCCTAAACTTACCACCAAACCGCGCCGCCCTACTGCGTCGCCTGGAGCTACTGGTTATGTGTGATTGCAGAAAAGACATTGAGACCCGTTTGATGGAGCGGTTCGCGGAACAGAACCCTGGAACAGACCACCGGGAACCAAGGATTGTTTCTCGATTTTCGTGCGGCGCTGCCTCGGCGGTGGCGACCAAACTGGTTTTGGCCGAGTACGGAGCAACGCGAGAGACTGCGGTGATAAATGCCTACATTGAGCAGGAACACCCGGACAACAGGCGCTTCCTCGCCGACTGCGAGCGGTGGTTCGGAGCGCCGATTACAGTGCTGCGTGATACGAAATACCACGCATCGACGGTGGAGGTTTTCCGGCGCCGGATGTACATGGCCGGCCGAAACGGAGCGCCCTGCACAAAGTTTTTGAAACGCGAACTGATGGACGCATGGGGCAAGCCGGACGACGTGTGGGTGTTGGGCTACACCGCCGAAGAAGAGAAGCGACTCGATGCATTTCTCGACGCCAATGGAAGCCGACGTGTGCTGACGCCGCTGATTGATCGCGGACTCGGCAAAGCCGACTGCCTCGCAATGGTGGAGCGGGCGGGGATTGAACTGCCGGCGATGTACCGCCTTGGCTACCAAAACGCGAACTGCATCGGGTGCGTGAAAGGCGGAGAAGGCTACTGGAACAAAATCCGGCGTGACTTCCCGGCGCAGTTTGATGAATTGGCGACCGTGCAGGAATTGATTGGCCCGGGCGCCTACCTTTTCCGTGACCGCAAGACCGGCGAGCGGTATTCGCTCCGCGACCTGCCGCCAAACAAGGGGCGTTACCAAGACGAGCCCGACATCGAATGCGGGCTGATGTGCGAGATGGCGGAGCGCGAAATTGCTGCCACATAACGAACGAAATAACCGGCGAGCGTAGCGAGTCCGCGTTGATTGACTTGTTATGCGTTGCGCAACACTAAACAGGAGATACGACATGGGTGCAGGGGCGAGACAGAGAGGTGACAGGGTTATTCGGCAGCGGTTTACGGATGAGGCAGCCGAGACGGTGAGCGTGGAACGTGCATACCTGAGCGGTTTGTACACACAGGTATCACGATTCGAATCGGCGGCAGACGACGCCGCGCATCGCGCCGAAGCTGCCGAAGAAGACCTACGTCGAGCAAAGGCGCTGATAGCCCGCCTCCGGGCGGAAAACGAAGTGCTGAAATCGGAGAAGCGCAGGTTCATCGGCACGGTTGACGCCACGAAGCGCCATATCTCGGTTGCCGGGAATACCCAAAAGAAGTGGGCGGTGACCTTGGTAAAGGCGCAACTCGAAAAGGCGCGGCTGATTTGACGCATAACGCCAAGCTAAACGGCGGCGAAGCCGTCCATTTGAGCGCCTTGTTATGGCGCGACTTTAACCAAGAGGTGATTTATGAAATTCGGACAAGCAACCCGCTTGATGATGGAAGGCAAGAAGGTTCAGCGCGAAGGGTGGAACGGTAAAGGGATGTTTCTCTTCACTGTTGCCGGTAACGCGTGGAACTTTGAAACGGATGTTGAAGGTGTTGACGAAATCGACACCCTGCCGTTTATCTGCATGAAGACAGCTGATAATAAACTTGTGCCTTGGCTGGCATCGCAAACAGATGTGTTGGCACATGACTGGCAGGAGTGCCACGACTAGCGCCATAACAGTATATTCATATGCCCGTAGGCTCATATGCACGCAGACAACAAAACAGCCGCCATTGAACGAACCGTCGCCCAGCTCCGCAAGGTGATGGCGTTCAAGCACATGGCGATCACCACGGAGAAAAGCTACGCGCACTGGGCGCGGCGCTATATCTGGTGGCTGTTCGAGCACCCGGCTGGCACCAGCGAGGAGAAGGTGCGCGGTTATCTGACCGAGCTGGCTGATCAACAGAACGTCTCTGCGAGCACACAGGCGCAAGCACTGAATGCGATTGTCTATCTTTACCGGGAAGTATGGGATAAGCCGCTGGGAGATATCGGTGCATTCTCCAGAGCCAGGCGCCCGCGCAAGCTACCGACAGTTCTCTCTGCCGATGAGGTGCAGCGTCTGCGTGGCCACCTCTCCGGCGTACATTGGCTGATTGCCAGCTTGCTCTATGGCGCTGGACTGCGGCTGAAAGAGTGCCTTTCTCTACGCACTCAGGATATTGACTTCGACCGCCATCAAATAATGATCAGAAATGGCAAGGGCGCAAAGGATCGCACGGTTCGCCTACCGGTGCCGCTAGTAGAGCCGCTGCGCCAGCAGATCGAGATCGCCAGGCGCATCCACCGCCGAGACCTATCCGCTGGCTTCGGCGAGGTCTACCTGCCGCACGCTCTCGAGAGAAAGCTGGGGCAGTCTGTGAAGGATTTCAAATGGCAGTACCTATTTCAGGCCAGCAGAGTGGGTGCCTGTCCGCGGACTGGCGTTATGCGCCGGCACCACTTGCACTCTACGGCGGTCTCGAAGGGGCTGCGTGCAGCCGCCAAGAGCTCCGGAATCCTGAAGCGCGTCAGCGCTCACACGCTCCGACACAGCTATGCAACTCATCTGGTAGAGCGCGGCGTCGGCATCGAGGCGATCCAGGAGCTCATGGGGCACGCTGATGTGCGTACAACGATGATCTATCTTCACGTTGCACAAGACCGAGTTACCAAAATTCACAGCCCACTGGAGAACAGTGGAAATGTGGTTGCACTGAACGCCGTGGCTTAAATTAGCGAGAGGATTAGTCGAGCTGGCTGCTATCTTCCGCGCTGCTTCTCTTGAGCATGGGCAAACTGCAGCGCCGTACTGAATTTTGAGAACTTCTCTCCCTTGTAATCAAACAGTTCACCATCCCGGCGTATGCCGTACTTCTCCGCCAGTGCCAGCGCTTCCTCCTTCGTTATCGGCCTTTTCGCCTTTGTGGGCTCGGTTGTCCCCTGGACTTCAGGTGTAGACGGAGGTTCCTGAGTTTTTGGATGGGTTGGTTCACCAAAATCATGTCTGCAATGCTTGCAGATCTTGGCCTTATCCAGAACCATCTCAGCACATTCAGGGCACTGTTTTTGAGGTGCGTTTTCCGATTTATCGGCAGGTATGATCTCACTCAGTGACCACACCAGGGCCACGATCCAACCGAGGAGCATCCACCCAAGAAGAAGATTAATCCAGAAGATGGTATCTGCCCGATGGTGTTTCCTATTGGAAGCGATCCATGTAGGTAGGAAATATACCGCAACAGCTAGAGCGATGATGATCACACTGACAACCACATCCATTTGCTTTGCTCCCTTATGGTTATTTTCGGAGGATTATTGCGCTGATCCCAGCCGATAATCAACCAGGTGCCACCCATCTCTAGGCAGAACCCCCCTCACCCCCTCGACACGTCCTGGTGCGCTGCGCACCCCTCAAAAATACCCAAAACAGTAAAAAGGGGGGTGAGGCCGGCCGATTTTTACAAAACCTTCCCAGGGGCAGTGTGCAGAACCCGTGGAACAGCGACACGATAGGCATTAACTATCTGTTTTTATTGGAAATGGCGTCCACGGTTTGGTGCTCGTTTTCCACGGGTTTACTCCATTTCTCCACGGTATGACGACTTTCTTCCACATGTCATTTTTCCGACGATTCCTGTCTCTCTCTTCTCTAATTAATTGAAAAAGAGAGAGAAATAGAGCAAATAAAGGGAAAACCGCGCAAACACCCATCCACGGGTTAGAAATACTCGTTTACTTCCTTCCACGGGTTAGAGCCTCTTCCACGGGTTAACCCGTGGATGCGATATAACGTAGAATCAACGAGTTAGAGTGAAAAACAGGTCGATCCACGGATCCACGGGTTTCGCTGCCCCCGCCTACCTTTTGGAGTTTGAAATATGACTGATCTGACCAATGAAAATCTGATCCTCGAATGGCTGGAAATGAAGGAGCACAATGCCGGCCGAGCCGTCGGGACGGTGAACAAGTACGGGGCCTATCTCACCAAGTTGGCGGGTTGGCTGGCGGAGCAGGGTAAAACGCTGCTCCAGGCCGATCGGTCCAGTCTGGAGTCATTCACGGGCATCGATGCGCACAAACGCGGCATCGCGCCACGTTCCCGCCGGCCCTGGATCGCGGCAATCCGCGGCTTCTATCATTGGGCGGAATCGCAGTGGTACATCCAGGAGAACCCGGCCAAGGATCTCGACTATCCGTCAACCGGAACCCGGCTGCCGCGCGCGATGTCGCTGGCCAACCTGGAGCGGCTGATCATGCAGCCGGGCCTCGAGGAGTTTATCGATGTCCGGGATACCGCGATCATCTCGGTGCTGTCCGGCTGCGGGCTGCGTGTGGGCGGCCTGGTCAACATGACCCAGGAGGATCTTCTGTTCGCCGATCTGGACGGCAAGGAACGCATGATCATCCGGGTGACGGAGAAGGGTGACAAGCAGCGCCTGGTTCCGGTGCCGGACGATACCGAGTATCTGATCCGCGCCTACCTGGGGCACCCTGATTTGAAAGCCCTTGACCGCACACTGGAGGATGGCCGCCAGGTGCTCTGGGTGTCGATGCACAACAACAGCGTGCCAGCGCATCAGTTCTACGGCGAAAACACGCGGCTGTCCGAAAACTCGGTCTATCGTATGATTCAGCGCCGTGGCGAACGCGCAGGCATACCGCCCGATCAGTGCCACCCCCACGCCCTGCGCCACACCTACGGCACCGAGCTGACCGAGGGCGACGTGCAGCAGCGTAAGATCCAGGTGTTGCTCGGTCACGCAGACATCAAGTCGACAGCGGTATACCAAGGCGTTGCTGTGCGCTCATTGATCAAAGCAGTGGACGATGCCAACCCGCTGTCCAAGATCACCACCCCGGTCACGGAGCTGAAGAAGCGCCTCAAGAAAGGAGCCTAATTCTCTCTACAGCACCATAGAGACGCCCGTTCGGGTCTGGTCACGCATTGAAACTCATGTTGTGCCCCTTGGTCCCTGCCGCATATGCTAGTGTCCATCGGTGTTGGCGGGTGGTTGCAGTAGCGCCTGAAAATTGACGCAATTACGGGCAATATCAAACCACGCATTGAAACTATGAATTGCGTGTTATTTCATAAAACGCAGTTCGCTAGTGTGTGGGTGTTGATGGATCAGTGGGTTACAGCAGCAGGTGATAGTGCAAAGCGCAGTTCAGCGACAGGAATCATACCTCCACCTGGTCACCGCAAGGGGGGTGGGGGCTCGGCATAGGGATTCGCACCTCCCCAGGGGAGGGGGTGGGTACCTGGATATCTACACTGCTCACTGGTTCGGTATTCAGGTTTTTTGCGATGATGTGTTGAACGATTGTTCGTGTATTGATATGTGGAGCGGCGTGGATAGTGACACCCGACAACCTGCTATAAAGGGCGCGCCTGTCGGTCTAGGAACGAAAAGCAAACCTAGAATCCGGTGACGATGCTGCGTGGTCTACGACCGCAGAGAAATCCGGACTCCACATCTCAATGCATTAGCAGATGGGTAAGTAGGCATGACTGAGAAAATCGCCGTCATATACGCCCGCGTCTCTACCGCCCGCCAGGCGGAGGAGGAGCTCCCGCTCGAATCTCAAATCCAGCAGTGCAAAGCCAAAGCCAATGCGCTCGGTGCCCGCGTCGATCGCGTGTTCGTGGATGAAGGTAAATCCGGGCGCTACGACAACCGCGAAGAGTTCCAGAACGCGATCACCTTTTGTGAAACGATGGGTACCGATGTCCTGGTCACCTGGTCAACCAGCCGTTTCGCGCGAAACAAGGTAGATGCCGGCCTCTACAAACTGCGCCTGGCCAAGGCTGGCACGCAGATCGCCTATGTCAGCCTGGATATTGATCGAAACACCGATGGCGGATGGATGACCGAGGGCGTACTGGAGCTCTTCGATGAGTTCTACAGCCGGCAGATCTCCGCGGACACCATCAGATCCCAGTTAAAAAATGCCCACGAGGGATATTTCAACGGCGGGCGCACGCCATTCGGCTATGAGACCTACCAAGCGCCAGACAACCCGAAGCGCAAACGACTGCGGCCTTTGGAGTCAGAGGCCAGCATCGTCCGGGAGATATTCGAATTGCGAGCCGCCGGAAGCGGCGCTCAAACCATCGCAATCCATCTTCAGAGCGACGGAATTACCAACCGCGGCCTGAAGTGGACAAAATCGAGCGTGCTGGCCCTGCTGCGAAACGATGCAGTTGTGGGTCGGGTGGTGTTTGGCCGTCGGGATCGGGCCACCAGGCGGTTAAAACCCCGCAAGGACTGGATCATCGTCGACGCGCATGCACCGTTGATCTCTATGGAACTATGGGACCATGTGCAGACCATGATGGATAGTTCAACGGCATACAGTAATAAGGGCTCGCCGAAGAGCACTTATCTTTTTACTGGACTACTCCACTGCGAAGATGGCTCAAGTATGCAGATCGAGTCCGCCAAGGGGCGCTCCAAGCGCTATTGGTACTACAACTGCCGATCGGCGCAAAAGAAGGGGAGCGGCAACAACCGGAGGATCCCCGCGCGTGAGTTCGACGAATGGATGCTGGCGGTGATCCTTGACCGGATCCTCACCCGCGAATTCTTGAAAGGCGTCGTCCAGGACCTCAACGAGGTTTGCAGTACCTGGGTCAGGGATCACAGACGTCGCCGCCAGGCCGCCGCCGGCGCGCTCACCGCAGCGGAGCGTAAGAATTCGAAAATCTACGAGTTATTCGAAACGTTCGGAAAAGAAACCCCGAACTTGGGAGACCTCACGAAACGACTGAGAGCCAACAACAAGGAGATTGAACGACTGGAAAAGCATTTGGCGGGGATTGACGCCGAGCAACAGCCGGAAATGACTGTTTCACAACAGGATATTGCTGAACTAGAAAGCGCTTTGCGCTATATTATTGAATCAACCAGCGACACGAAGAAGCTGCGGCACTTCTTCGCGTCGTTTATCGATAAGATCTGGTTGGGTGACGACTCGGTGCGGATTGAATACCGCCCCGAGTGTCTGGTTGCAAACCCGGAACCTGTTCCGGTTCCCAGTAAGGCGTGTTGGCTCCCCGAACACGCCCTATTGGGAACCAGGATACTGGCGGTTGAACTGCCCAGAAGGTTCCACAGAACGGCGGCGTGAGCTTGGGCAAAGCGAGGCTGGATCCACTAAATTCGGTCAATTTCCACTGTCGGTCGTGCGGCCATCGATTTGAGGCTGTGCCGGCGGAGGTTGTCGCCGCTCCGGATATTGCCCACCATCCACACACCTATGCCGCTGTCTGTCCTGAGTGCGATGCTCAGGCAGAGCAGGCCGCCTGGGAGCGTAACCTGCTGGCAGCTCATGCCAAGGCGACCGGTCCGCGGACCGATGCCGGTAAAGCCGCATCAGCCAAGAATCTCGATGGCCATCCCACCCCGGAAGAGGCGCAGCGCACCCGTTTCAACGCGGTGAAGCATGGGCTCTACGCCCGCACCGCCACCTATTTTCCGGCCAGGCCCGGCAAGTACGACCGCTGTGACGGGTGCGAGCACCTGAATACGCTCGCCTGCCTGCAGCCACCGCACGCCTGTCTGAAGCGCCACGAGCTGCTGCTGCGTCACCAGATCGCCTTCGAAAGCAAGGATCCGGAGATGCTGCTGCAACTGCGCAGCGACACCCAGGCCGCGATCCAGGCGCTGATCAACGACATGATCCTGGCCATCTCCCAGGATGGCGGGCCCCGTATCACTGAAGTGGTGTGGTACCACGACAAGGAAGGTGAATTTCACCTGGCAAAGTGGATGGATGCTGACGGCGACTGGCACCAGATCCACGAAATCAAAGCCCACCCCCTGCTCAAGCCGCTGATGGATTTCATCAGCAAGAACTCCATGACGCTCAGCGACATGGGGATGACGCCTAAAGTGCAGGATGATCACGATGCCATGCAGGGGTATCTCTCCAAACAGGGCACAGACCAGGAGGCAGAGGACGACTACCGCCGTAAATCGCTGGAGAGTCTCGATCGTCTCCAGTCGCTCATCAACAACAGTTATAGCCAATCGCACGAACCTGTAACCGTCGACGCGGAGGTGATCGATGTCACTGGCTCCTGATATCACCAGGAAACTGCGCGCCCCGGTCCAGAAGCAAGCAAGTGATCGCCCACCCAAGCCGCACAACCTGGACGACGATATCAAGCGCGTACAGAAAAGCTGGGCGAAACGGTGGGGGCAGGGATGACCGACAGAGTCCACGCACATGACTGCGAGTGCTGCCAATGCGGCGCGCAGGCGGTGGCGTTCTGGCCGGTTGTTGACCCGGATATTCCCAGCTCGCCCTATTGCCGCACCTGTTTGGATGCTGCCAAGGATAAAGCGTTGCTCCAAATGCTGGACGAGGGCTTGCTTGGTGGCTGAACGCATATCAGCCGCCCAGCGGATCCGCATGCAGCACGTCGCCGAGCGTGAGGTGATGCGCTACGCCGGTGATCACGCGCTCTGGCACAAGCATGTGCACAACGTCGACCTGGACCCGGTGCAGGTACTCAAGTGCTTGGAGATGGACCGTCACCCCAACACCGTAGACTTCTCCAGTCGCCGAACCGGTAAAACGGCAGTCAAGGAGGTGTACCAGCTCAAGCAGAACGCCACCCAGTCGGACCAGGAGCTCGGCATCGTCGCACCGCGCGAGGCGCAGAGCATCGTCAACCTGGGTTATCACCTCGAGGCGATCCGGCGCTCGCCGATCCTTGACGCCTGGATCGCCTTCAAGTCCGGCCGCAAGCAGCTCGCCGACACCTACTACCAGTTCCACAACCGGTCGATGGCAAAGGGCTACGGCATCATGGCGCAGGTCGACGGCGGAGATTTGACCGCAGCCTCCCTCGAGGAGGTTGATGACATGCCGAAAGATCGCCTCTTCTCCCGATTCCTGCTGATGATGGGCGCCACGCGCCGCCTCGGCGCCGCCGCGGACTCATCAAATGAGCCTGAGATTCGCGTGACCGGTGTGTTCAAAGGCGCCGACACGCTCACCGACCTGATCAGCTCCGGTAAATACCATGCCCTCGGCTGTTTTCATGGCGACCGTGCGCGCCAGGAAATCCAGCGCTTTATCGACCTGGGCGAACTGGACGCAGAGTCTGTAGATATCGAGAGCTACAAGTATCCAGTGCCTGTGGCCAACGCCGTCAACGGCGCAGACCTCGGCATGCTCAACCGCCAGTACCTGGAGAACATGAAAGGGCAGCTCACACCGGACGAGTACACCCGGCAACTGCTCTGCGTGAACACCGCCAGCCGCAACCTGATCTGGGAGATCCACGTCCGCCGCGCGCTGCAGGTCGGCCTGATGGCCAATGTCCCCCTGATCGAACCCATGCCAGGCGTCGAGCACACCAAACGCGGCCTGATCAGCTTCGGCTACGACGCAGGCGGCCATGGCGAGAACCCGCAATCCTCCCGCCATGCGCTGGTGGTCACTGAGCAGATCGGCAACTACATCACATTCCCGTTCTGCAAAACCTGGAGTCCGGGCGCGGACGACCAGGTGGTGAAGCGCGACCTGAAGGGCTTCTGGCAATATTTCCGGCCGGACGTCTCGCACGGCGACGCCTACGGTGTCGGCATGCTCACCCAACTGTGCGATGAGCTCTATGCCGAGGGTCTGACGCAGACCGACCGCCGCAGCATCGGTGACGGCGACAGTACCGCCAGCACCTGGCCAGAGTGGCCGTTCTCGCCGATCCGCTTCGAGGGCATGGTCAAACACAACATGGCCACCGCGCTGCGCGCCTGTTTCCACAACGGCCAGGCCGCGATCCCCTACCTCGACGACCGTGAGGAGAGCCTGCTCGATCCCACGCTCGAGGATATGCGCCTGCTGGTCCGGCAACTGCCGAACATCGTCGCGCTGCCCACCAAGACCAGTTACTCGAGTTATAAGCAGGCCGACAGCAAAATCGGTGATGACCTGTTCGACGCCGCCATGGCTGCAGTCTGGGGATTGGTTACCCGCGGCGCCCTCCACGCACCGACCGCAATCCTCACCAGAACCAGAACCAGAGCAGAGCTCCTACAGAGGCTGGCATGATGCAGTACAGCGCAATCAGATCGAAGATTAGAACCGGCGATATTTTCGCCGTGGAAGGCCGTGGCCTGATCGGTGCCGCGATCCGGGTGCTTACCGGGCAGCAGTTCAGCCACGTCGCCATGTTGCTGGACAAGGGGCCGGGTGGCGTATGGGTGGCCGAGTTCGTCGAGGGCGTCGGTTATCAGCAGATGCCGGCGAGCGAGTGGCTGAAGCCCCGGGTTGGAAAACGCCAGTACGTCTACTGGGGCTGCGCTCCGCACAGTGTCAGAACGGGGTCTGCCGATCTGTTTGTGTTCGTGAATCGGTTTCGACCCGAGAACGGCAATACCCGCTACTCGTACTGGACGCTTTTGACCGTCTGGTGGTCCCAGATCACCCGTAGACAGCAGCGTGGCAAGTACGTCTGCAGCACATTCGTCCAGCGCGCCTGGGAGTCCGTCGGTTATCGCAGGTTCACGCAGCTGGCCGACCCAGGCGATTTTCTGCACCACTGCCTGTCCGTGACCCACCTGGAGGCACTATGAATATCAAGAGCGGCCCAAACGGCGCGTCGTTGGCCGGCATAAAACCCGAGGCGGTGGTCGGCATGCTGGTTGTGATGTCGCTGTTCGCCGAGATCAACCAGCCATTTCGCCTGACATCAGGTCTCGAGGGAGCCCACAGCCTCAACAGCCTGCACTTCCTGGGGCTGGCGTTTGATATCTCGACGTCCGGCATCGTCAAGGAAGCGCACCACGATATCACTCGCCGCCTGATCGACAACCTGGGCGATGAATTCGACGTGATCTACGAACACTCCCACTGGCACATCGAGTTCCAGGTGGAGCACCGCAAACCCTGAGAGCAACCGCCATGAACCTCACCCAGATCCAGGACCGCTACCAGAAACTGCTGGGGCCGCTGCCGGCAACGGCCATCATTCGCGCCCACCAGGGGAGTGGTCAGGGCACCTCCGAGCGCGGCATGCGCACGACGCCAGAGAACGCCATCAAATACCTATACCGGCAGTTGTGGGCGGATCCTGAGCTGCGCGCCGCAATCCTCGATATCCGCGCCATGGACCGCGCCGACGGCCGGGTGAAAAAGATCCATAGGCGCACCGTATCCGCTGCGGTCAAGGGCGGGCTGATGCTGGACAACCCCAACCAGACACGCACCGTGCAGCAGGCCTGGAAAAACTTCGAGCGACGCCTGCAGCTGCACCGCCGCGAAAAACTGATGAGCGACGGCCGCGGCCTGATGATGGAGGGCAATCTGCTCTATCAGTGGGTGCTGGATTCCGGCCAGGTGGTCGGCGGCATCCGCATGCCGGCGGAGACCATGGTGCCCCTGGTCGAGCCGAATGGCCGCTTCAAGGACCCGCGCCATGCGTTCGACCAGTACGACCTCACCAGCGGCGCCGTCGTCGCCAGCTTCCCGCTCTGGCAGATGAGTCACACCCGGCTGACACCGGACAATTTTGACGACCTCGGCAGCATGGGCCGCCCCTACCTCGACGCCAGCCGTTCGGTCTGGAAAAAGCTCACCATGACCGAAGACGACCTGGTGCTGCGCCGCAGGATGCGCGCCCCGCTGCGCATGGCGCATGTGCTCGAGGGCGCCACCCGCGAGGACCTCGACGCCTACCGGACCGACGTGGAACGCGACCAGGCCGAAGGGATCACCACCGACTACTACCTGAACCGCAAGGGCGGCGTGAGCCCGGTGCAGGGCGACGCCGCGCTGGATCAGATCGCCGACGTCGTATTTCTGCTCGACTCCTTTTTCTCCGGCTCACCGGCCCCAAAGGGACTATTTGGCTACACCGGCGACCTCAGCCGCGACATCCTCGACGACCTGAAGCGCGATTTTTTCGAGGAGGTGGACGCACTGCAGGATGAGCAGGCCTACGCCTACCAGCTCGGCTTTGAACTGCAGCTGCTCCTCGACGGCATGGACCCGGACAATTTCGACTTCACCGTGCAGTTCGCCGAACGCCGCACCGAAACCGCCAACCAGGCAGCCGACCGCGCGCTGAAGCTGCAGGCGCTTGGCGCCAGCCAGCAGACCGCGCTGGAAACGGCCGGACTGGATGCCGCGCAGGAGGAGAAGCGCCGCAAGAAGGAGGGCGCGAACAGAGACCCCTACCCGGAACCAACGCGCATCGGCATTCGCAACAAACCGAACGTTTCTGTGACGCCAGGCAACCAGCCGAAGGGAGAGAGCGCCACCGATATCAAAACGCGCAGCGGCAATGACTGAAGACGAAATCCGCATCGTCAAGGCGTTGGAAAAATGCCGGTTCGGCAACCGCCCGGGGTCGATTCGTTTCATCAGCGATATGCGCTGGAAAGTGGTGCATGACCCGGGTGTATTGCTGACATGGAAGCAGCGATATTTTCTGCAGTCGCTCGCCTACCGCTATCGCCGTCAGGTCGCCAGGTTTTTGCCAGATAATCTGGTTCCGAAACGCGCCCCGGAACCGCAGGCGTACGGCCTCGCAGATCGCTGCGAACCACCTAGAGACCAGATCGTTGAAAAAATAGGACCAGACAATGAATTCCTCGACATCCCGGAGTTTCTCCGCAATCCCCAGGGTCACCTGTTCTAGGCTGCTGCTGATCCTCTGGCTGCTGTTTCTCGCAGGCCTCGGGATCTACGCCGGGACCTGGTGATGTACGGCATCGCCGGCCACGCCTTTCCGGGTCCCTATCGCCTGGCCGAGAATTCAAGGACCGCCATCCAGGCGGCGATCAAGCGCGCCAGCAAATCTGCGCGCACCAATCTGCACCAGCTGGACCGGGAGCTCCTGGTCCAGCTCGAGCAGGTATACCGCAACGCCGTCACCGATCTTCGCGCCTACCTGCAGCTGCGCGCCGGAGACGACAACACCCTGCGCCTGGAGACCATGCGCAGCCTGCTCGACCAGGCGGAATCCCGCCTCAGCCTGTTGGAGGCAGAGCGCAACGGCCTGCTGGACGATGGCCTGCGCCAGGCGGCCGGCTTCGGTGTGCAGCCGTTTACCCATTCGGTAGAAATTGGCAGTTCACTGGTCTCCATCGCCGACGATGCGGTTCGTACCGTCACCCAGTTCGTCGCCGAGGATGGCCTGCAGCTCTCCGATCGCCTCTGGGCCATCGACAACCACGCCCGCGAAGTGGTCCGCAGCGAGATCCAGCGCGCCGTGGTGCAGGGCCACAGCGCCAGCCAGGCCGCGCGCGATCTGCTGGCGCGCGGGCTCAACGTACCGCCGGAGCTCGCCCGCAAGATGAGCGCCGCGCAGTGGGACAAGATCGCCCGCCAGATCGACAGCGGTCTGTTCACGGGGGAGGGCAGTGCCTACTCGAACGCCAGGCGCGTCATGCGCACCGAGATCAACCGCGCCCACGGCGAGGCCTACCAGGCCGCCGCGTTCGACCACCCGGACGTGATCGGCACCCGTTTTCTGCTCAGCCCCAACCACCCCCGCGTGGATATCTGCGACATGCACGCCCGCGTCAACCGCTACGGCCTGGGCCCCGGCGTCTACCCGGAGGGAAAAAACCCCTGGCCGGCGCACCCCAATACGCTCAGCTTTACCGAGGTGGTATTTAGCGACGAGGTGAGCGACGAAGACAAGAAAGGGAAAGAGAACCGCATCGATTGGCTCAATCAGCAGCCACACAACGTTCAGGAAGGCGTGCTTGGCAGTCGCAGAAAGCGAGCGGCGTTAGAGCGTGGTTACCTGCGTGAGAGCCAGATCAACACACCTTGGCGGGTGTTGAAGATGCGATACGCCCGTAAGGGAGTAGACGTTGACTCTCTGAAGCCGACACCGACAGCACCAGAACCCTCTTTCCAGCCTGGTTTGCAGAAGCCCGCCAATCTGCTGCCGTTCGGATCTCCCGTTTCCGATGCGTTCGATGTGCAGGCTTACAAAGCGCAGTCTGCATCCGTACTACATGCGATCGATGCCATTCATGGCGATGGCGCATTGCCAAAGATCCCTATCAAGCGTAGCAGCTCAAAGGGATACGCCGGAGCCTACCGCTTCAATCTGAACGGCCAGGCCATCGACATTAAGCTCAGTGGTAAATCTACGGCGGACTTTTCCCTGGTGCATGAAATAGGCCATTTTCTCGATCATCAGGGTGCACCTGGTTCGGGATTTTCGTCGCTCAACAGAACAGAGTTTTCCGCTTGGCGGGATGTGGTGCAAGACACTCAGGCGGTGCGTGAACTCAAGGCGCTGCGCAATGGCCCTGATATAATTTCGGTAGGAGAAGGTAGTCACTTGGTGCGGAAAGGGTATCTGGATTACCTGATGGATGTCCGCGAACTGTGGGCGCGCAGCTATTCGCAGTACATTGCGCGAAAGAGCGGTGATAAGGCGATTAATGACCAGCTCGATACTGAACTGACCGGTATCGACCAAGCCAAGGTCAAATACCGCGCTCAGTGGATGGATGATGATTTCGCCAAGCTGGCTGAAGCTGTTGAGGAGGTACTGATGAAGCTAGGGTGGATGAAATGAACGCTAGAACTAAAGAGGCATCGATCAAGGATCTGATGGAAAACGCAGGTATGTCGCGCGATCAGGCAGAGTTTGCCCACGCAGTGAATGAGGGAGAAATTCCGGGCGATCTGATCGAAGTGGATGATGATGAAGCCAGCGACAGTTGAAACCATCCGCCCACCCGTCACTTGCGCCTGTGGCCACAAGATATTCGACGGCCTGGTCATACGCTCCCGCGTGGTGCGCATCCTGGCCAACGGCTCGGAGGCCAAGTGCCGCTGCCGCCACTGGGTGCCGCTGCCGGTCGGCTACCTGGGCTGAAACGGACAATATCAAACAGAGATAACCACTTGACCTGTATCGGGAAAATGCGATACTTGTCACTGAACAGTCAGGCGCCATAAGGCTATAACGCTAAACAGCGAAACAGCCGGGCATCCCTCCTCAGTAGAGGCGGGGTGCCCGGCTTTTTGCGTTTCAGGGCCATGTAAATGCACCGACCTCGAATTTTCCGTTTCGACTCGAATGGGCTGGACAGCCCGCTCCGACTCCTCTCCGACTGCGTCTCCCTGGCTGAGGGTCAGCGCGAATCCTGGGAGACCATCACCCGCGTGGTGAAGTTCGACGACCCCTACTACGGTGAGGTGGAGATCACCCGCGCCATGCTCAACCGCATGGTGAAAAACTTCGAAGCGGATGTATACGGCCAGCAGATCGCGGTGGATATCGCGCATATGGCCAGCAATGGCGCTGCCGGGTTCGTTCGGGAGCTGTCCGTAGAATCGGGCAAGCTGCGCGGCCGAATCGAATGGACCGAACTGGGCGTCGATGCGGTGACAAAAAAGGGCTACCGCTACTTCTCCGCCGAGTTCCACGACAACTACAAGGATCCGGAAACCGGCAAGCAGCACGGCCACACGCTGCTCGGCGCCGGCTTGACGACTCGCCCCCGGGTGAAGCGACTGGATCCCGTCGACCCGCAACGGCTGCAACTCTCTTTCGATGGCGTAACCGGCGATCCGCCGGCCGTCTCACCCAGAATTATCACCATCCTTCGCGAGGAAACGAAGACCATGAAAAACAAGTTCATCAAGCTGTTCACCGAAGCCGTCAACAAGCTCGAAGCGCTGGGCGACGAATTGGTGAAGCAGTTCACCGAGCAGTTCAGCGCCGCCATCGAGGGTATCGAAGACGAAGCGGCAGCAAAGATCCTGCTGGACAGCTTCAGCGCCAACGCCTCAGCGGTGGCCAAACAGCTGTCAGAGCACAACACCGGCGGCACCATCACGCTCGATTTCACCGGCATTCGTCAGGCCGCGGAAGGCCTGAAAGGCGGCTTGTCGGCGGATGATGTGCGCAAGCTCCTCGAGGAGGAGCGCCAGGAGCAGGCCACCAAACTCGCCGAGCAGGAGGCCAAGCGTGCGGCGAATCGGAAGATATTTGCCGACGCGATCGCCTGCCAGGAAGGATTCGACGACGATCTCAAGAAGACGCTGTCTGAAGGCATCGACGATCTGATCACCGCGAGCATGAGTGATGATCAGGTGCGAGGCCTGGCTGCTCACCAGATTGCGCTGGGCAATAAAATGTCCGCCGACCGCAAACTGGCCAGCATGGGCTACCAGGTGCCCGGCGCTGCGGGCAATGTCCACATCTCCATCGACACCAGCGGCGATGCGAGCAAACTGCAGGAACAGCTCAACGACGGACTGCGCCGCACCAGCCATGCCGCCAACGGCCGCCTGCGCCTCGCCAAGGACGACGCGCCATTCGTCGCCATGGTCCTGGGTGAGTTCGACCGCCTGAACGCTCAACGCATCCATGGCGAGGTGAAGATGCTCGCCGGCGGAGAGACCGGTATCAGCGACACCAACTTGCCGGTCGGCTTCCAGCGCACCGTCATCCGCGAAGCGCTCTCCGACCTGCGTGTGCTCGACCTGGTGCAGACGCTGACCGACCCGGCGGCGCAGGGCACCACGCAGATCCCCTATGAACAGCGCGACACTTCGGATGTGCAGAACGACGGCGTCGTCTACGAGGGCAACGCCATCCACCGCGCCAACGTCAGCCAGGAGATGGATCTGGCCTACGTGCTGCCCATGAAGCTGGCGTTCCTGATCAGTAACGAGGTGATGCACTTCACCCGCTCCAGCGCCATCAACTGGGATGCCTACGCCCGCAACGTCGAAAGCAATGCCCGCGTCATGCGCGAGCTGATCGTCCGCCGCATCTGCAACGAGCTGCAGCGTGCCTCCGATGCCTACGGTGCCGTCGCGGTCACCGGCGAAGCGTTCGACGCGCAGCTGACCGGCTCCAACAGCATCATCAAGACCACCAACTACCCGATCGTGCGGCCGCACCAGCAGAAAGACATGAAGGGCACCAACGTCGGCAGCGAAGAGAATGCCATCGCCGTCGTGCTCAACGGCACCCCGCTCTCCGCCTACGACGGCACCGGTACCCAGGCCGCCGGCACCTACTACCGGGTTACCAACTACAACCTGGGCTATGTCCAGCTGGTCGATGAGTCCGGCACGCCGGTCACGCCGACCGACACCGGCACCAACACCATCGGCTACAGCCGCGCCACCAATATTCTCAAGGTGGACACGGATCTCGGCTCGCTGAAGCTCGAGGAGCGGATGAACGACGTGCTCCGCGGCATCGGCGCACGCAAGGCGATGCTGAGCGCGGACCGTTTCATCATGCCGGACTTCCTGTTGATGAGCCCCGTGCTCAACGACCAGGCGACCAACGCGGACATGTTTGCCGCCAGCCTCAAGCGTAACGGCACTGACACCAGCAGCGCGGGCGATCTCGAGATGATCAAGAACGTCCCGTCCTGGGGTACCAATGCTCCGGGCGTCGACCTGGGCGACGAGCGCATCCTGATGGGTCAGCGCGGCACGCTCACCTACACCGTCGCCAAGCCGTTTATGACCGGACAGCCGTTCGAAGCCGTGGACAGCAACGGCAAAGCAATTGGCAAGAAACAGGCCTACGGCGAGGAGTACAGCGCCATCAAGGTGCCCACGCCGATCCGCAATCGCCTCACCTCGGTGATCGCCTACTCCTACTCCGGTCGCTGATCGGCCAGGATGGATAACGGCCCGCCCTGACAAGGGCGGGCCCAGTGATGGATAGACGAGGAGCCCACCATGGCGACTGTGCCGTATACCAACCCGAAGAAACACACCGTCCACATCAACGGCAAGGCGATCGCGCCGGGAGACACCCGGGATGTCGATGAGACGATGATCCCCGGATATCAACCGCCGCCGAAAGCCGAGACCGAGGAAACCGCCGACCCCATCGCCGAGCTGTCTGGGCAGACCGTCGCCGACATCCTTGCGCAACTGCCCGACCTGCCGGACGAGGACCTGAAACGCCTGGCGCAGATCGAGGGCGGAAAGGACAAGCCGCGCGTCTCGCTGATCAATGCACTGTCTGAGGAGAGCATCCGACGCGCCAACGCATCACTGGAGAGCGGGTCGGCAGCGGATGCCGCGCCTGACGCAGCGCCCACTGAAACCTGATCGAGGAAAACCAAATGCCATTCAACGACCTGTTCAAGCTCTACCCGAACCGAAATCTCGAGCTGCGTAGCGTTGTAAAGCAGATCTACGAGTTCGGCAAAACCATTGCCCGCGAGCCGAGCGCCGCCCACAGCAACGGACTGGATATCCACGCGCTGAAGCGTCAGCGCTCCTACGTGGACCATGCGCTGAAAATGGTCGAGGCGATCAACGCCAAACCGATCCCGGACAACCCGGCCAGTCATCCGACCGACCTGCCGATTGATCTTTCTGAAACCTATCTCACGTTTACGACTGACGTTGGCGGAAACCAGATCCCACTCAACGAGGCGACGCAGTTGCTCGCCGAGTCCTGGATGGTCTGCGCGGTCGAGCTGGCGAAATCGCAGTCAGCAGCACTTGCCGGCGCCCTGGTTGAGTTCGATTACGAACGGGCCAGAAACAATCTGACGGTGCTCGGAAAACTGCTTGATGAGATCGAAGCCCGCCCGTTCTTGGATCTTCCTGAAACGGCCGAGCCGGGCTCAACCTATGGCCCCGCCAGCGGCGGCGCCACCAACCGATAAGGAGCTGAATCATGGCTGTTACCAAAGACGACAGATTTGAAGTTTCGATCACTATCAGTGTTATCAACAAGGCGACCGGAGAGAAGGTTACCGAGACGGCGCACACCGACTACAACCTGGACTATGGATCGATGCAGGCGTTTCGACAGGTCGCCATCGGCTCGCTGAACGAAGGCACCGGCAAGCTGGGCAGTGCGCTTGCAGAGAGTTTCGGACAGAGCAGTCTCGCGCAGATCCTCGGCGGCGTTGTGGATACGGTCGTCAACCGCGAGCCTGGCCCAGGGGTGATCCGGTGAGACACATCCTTCCGGGTTGGAAGACCAACATCACCACAATACTGCTGGCGCTGATCCCGATTGCCGGGTTGTTCGGTTATGAGCTCGACCCGGCAGCCGTCTCGCAGTTTGTGGATGAGTTCGGCGGGTGGATTCAGTCTGGTCTCGGATTGCTAGGCGCCGCCGGGGTCTGGTTTCGCCAGCTTGGGAAAAGAGACGTGCCGCGTGGATTCCATCGCTGATGTTCTGATTGTCATCTCCATCGCTGTGGCTATGGCGATGGCGCGGTGGATCACGCTATGACCCAGGACGAATACGAGCAGGCACTGAGGGAGAAGGCCAAAGCGCTTTACCGGCATCTGATGGGCGATCCTTTTAAAGTGCCGCTGCTCGATCCCAGGAACAGAGATATCTACCCGGAAGAGATCATTCAAGAACAGCATCTGCAATTCTGGCTGGAGACGGTTGAGAGTTTGCAGGTCATAAACGTTGATCCGACATGAAAACGAACAGATTAATGGTTGAGCAATAGGGTATGGTGGAGACTAAGAGCACTATGATGATTTACGCCATCGCTGCAGTTACTGGCGCTCTCGGCGGCTGTGCGGCAGGTGCACACGTATTCCTGTACAGAGAGGGATTCCGCATAGCGTTCGTGCTCGCCTACGCCGTAATAGGAGCCGCCGTTTCCGTTGGTGTCGCTGGGTCGATTCTGTGGCAGATTGGACAGCCGTTGAGTGATCTATCGGATGCGGCGCTACATCAAGTCATCATGGCATCGATGTTTAGCGGAATGGTTGGATCGTTTGCGCTGTCGCTGTTGCACGTCGCCAGCAAGATCGTGCTGAGGTGGCGCGGAATAGAAATTGAGGTGGTGGCTCGAAAGTACAATGACAAAAAGGATCAGACATGATCGATAGCAACAGCGAACTCAGATCGACTTCCCCCGCCTTCGACGCACAGCTCGCCGTATTCGATGTGGATCTCGATGAACCATGCCGGTCATTCTATGTTGGCGGAGCGGGTGATGTTACCGTCACTACTATAAAAGGCACCACGCTGACCATTCCAGGTGTCACCGGCATATTTCAACTGGGCGTCTCCAGATTTCACACCTCCGGTACAACCGCCACCGGCATTGTGGCGCTCTACTGATGAGCCTGACCCTAGCAATATCACTGGCACTGGGAAACAGAGCAGGCCAAGGCGCAGGCGCACCAGTCGTGCCTCAAAACGCCCTTACTGATCATGATGGCAACCATCTGGTAGATCATGAAGGAAACTATTTAATTTGGGTTTAAATCATGGCCGCAAAAAACTACAGTCAATTAGCCGAAAAAGCATCACTTAATCATGCGGATTTACTTCCTGTCTGGGACTCAGCCAACTCGTCAACAAAAACAGTTAGTGCTGATCTAGTAAAGGCTTATGTGCTGAATACGGCCAATGACAATCTAATCGGCACCCCAGGCGATCAAGGCTTCGGCGTCGGCGTCTGCCCCGCATTGCCTGCCGGATTCACCGCGATGGCGGGAGCTGATGAACCGGCGTCAGACAACTACGGAAATTATCAATATTCAGACGGATCAGTCGTCGTCTGGATACCAAAGTTTTACTACAAAATAGCCGCCAATAACGCGATATCAATAGCGTCGGCGAGCGATTACGCAACCACTGCTGCCGCTAACGCAGCTGGTTACGCGCTGCATCGAGCATTCCTGGATGGTGGCGCCGAGCAGCCGGGGTTTTTTGTTGATAAATACCAGACATCCAATAACGGCGGTATCGCCAGCAGTATCGCGAATGCAGCACCGATCAGCACATCCGGCAGTCATAATCCAATAGCGGGCCTGACTGGTATCACAGCAAACAATCATTACAGCGCGGTCGATGCTGCAAAACTGCGGGGCGCTGGGTTTGCCTGCTGTTCACGGTTTATCTACGCCGCTCTGGCGCTGCTGTCTATGGCTCACGGCCAGGCCGCAACAACGGCAACCTACTGCGCCTGGTACGACGCGGCCGCTATCACCAATTACCCAAAAGGTAATAACAACAACGCGCTGAAAGATACGAATGACGCCTCCGTCACGTTTACTGCGGACGGGTATTCGAGCTGCGCTTTGACGGGCTCCGGTACTCCGTTTGCAAAAACCACGCACAACGGACAGGCGTGCGGCGTCGCGGACCTAAACGGCAATATGTGGGAGGTGAGCCTCGGACTGACTCGCGATGCCGGCAATACAGGGTTTTACGCACTAAAGACAAGCATCGCGCTGGCAGATCTGACCAGTGGTAGCGACACCGGCAATGACGCCTGGGGCAGCGCCGCGCATCTGGCGGCCCTGTACGATGCGATTACGCTGCCAATTGGCAATGCGTCAGCCTGGTTGAGGCATGGTAACGGCGCGAATCAAGTGCTGTCGGAGGCGGTCGCAGGCGACGGCTACATTATGACGGGACTGGGTATCTACAAGGATGTGCCAGCAAAATCCACTGGCGGCACAAATCTGTTCGGCGCAGACGGCATATATGAGTACCACCGAGCAGACCTTTGCGTCATCTCCGGCGGTTTCTGGGGCACCGGTTCCGACGCCGGCGTGTGGGCGGCGAATTGCAACGATGCCCGCACGGGCTCGCTCTACGCTGTCGGGTTTCGGGCGGCCTGTTACCTTGATTAGCGAGCGATAGCGAGTGATGAACGTGCATGCGGAGGCAGCGCTGTATAGGCGATTCGTGGAGTTATCAAAGCGCTTGAACGCCTATCTCAATCATTTTCCTCGGCACGAGAAGCACGCGCTCGCTCAGCGTATCAGAAACACATCTTATGAGATTTACGATTACATAACGGAGGGGCAAAAGCGGTACCACAAAAAAACGACACTAACCAATCTTGATATTGCTCACGAACGACTGCGCATGCAGCTGCACTTGGCCAATGAGCTGGGTTATTTCGGATTTAGTGGCGGTAAAGCGCGGCCAACTGGACGGCGTAGTC